TGCAAGACGACTAAAAGTCTTCCGGATTTCAAACTCCTCACGGAGTTTGGGATCTCAGCCTTTAACAGCTACATCCCTTTTTGGTATTCAGTTATCTCTGAACTGCCTGAAAGTGAAAAGATCACTCACAGATCGAGTATTTAGAGAAGGTTGGAGGTGCTTAAGATATTGATTCTTAACCTCAGCACTGGCTTCAGATCTGCCGTCCCTCATTTGAGGAACAGCGGAAAACATTATTAATTAACATGAAAAAGATCAGAAAATTTAAAAAATCTCTGCTCCCTTCCAAGTTAATTAATAAGGTTTCTTTCAGTAGAGACCAAATGTTGATCTCGCTTGAAAGCTCCCAAGCTTTCATTGATTTTTTTAATGAAATATGGTTTTAAAATAATAAAACTATGTATTCATAAAAGATCAAAGTTAGTGCCAAAGTTGCGAATGCTTCACAATTTTGGGAAGTACCTAGTTTATTTAAATAAACATCATGGTACAACTTATGTTGTGAAGTATCTTAAAGCTGCTCAACTTAGTATACAAAGGAAGTTAGCCGGTCAGCCTTTCTCATCACTGAGAGAGATTGAACCTGAGTTAAATCTACCTAGATTAGCTAAGTGTGGATTGCCAGCTATAATTGGGACTAAAGATAGAAAAGCTATTTTAAGCGGATCTACTCAAGTCATTCAATTATATTTGTCAATTTTTGGTTTATATAGGGTCATAAAAGCCCCTGTAAAAGCCAAATTATCCACTATTACTGATCTATATTCAGGAAATGTTGAATACCTTATATCTATTTTAGACAAATTTACTTTTTTAAGTAAAAAGTTTATTCATAGTAAAGCAAAACAACAACTGAATTTAGGTAGAGCTTCACTCTTACTCCTTCAAACTTCTTCACCTTCTTCAAAGATTTCTATTCTCGGTGTAACTAGAGATGCATATCTCTTAGCTAAACTGGGTTTAGGACCAGCAATCGAACGTTGATTAGAATTAACTAATAACATTCCATTGTTGGATCTTTTTAGAGTGTTGAAGCTTAAAAGTAAAGTTGGTGTACCTGTGGAATTCCTAGGTAAGAAAAAAAAGAAAAATCCCTTTTGAGGACCTTTTATTTCGAACCGAGGTTTAACATGGAATAAACCTATACTTTACGGAGGAGTAGGCCAACTTCAATTTAAAGAAGAAGCTGCTGGTAAATTAAGAATCTTTGCTATGGTTGATATATGAACTCAATCATTATTCAAACCATTGCATGATTACTTATTTGCTATTTTAAAGCAGTTACCCAATGATGGAACATTTGATCAGAATGCAGCCTTTGAAAGGTCACAGACTAAATCACATGTCTCTGGATGTTGCTTTGGATATGATTTATCTTCGGCAACAGACAGACTACCTATATTATTACAAATCGCTATTTTAAAACCTATTTTAGGTGATGAATTAGCTTGATTATGATCTGACATATTGGTCAATAGACCGTATGACATCTCAAAGTCTAATGGGGAAGATCTTTATGATATTCCTCAGAAGTTTGTAAAATATAGTGTAGGCCAACCAATGGGTGCTTTAAGTTCTTGAGCAATGTTAGCTATTACACATCATATAATCTTACAATTTTGTAATTCCTTATTAGGAAATACTCAATGGTCAGATGCATATGAAGTGTTAGGTGATGATGTTGTGATTTTTGATCGCAACTTAGCTTCTAAATATTTAGAAGTTATGAATCACCTAGGAGTCCCGATAAATACATCTAAATCAGTTGTATCTATTCAAAAGGCTCCAGTAGTTGAATTTGCAAAAAGAACATCCTACAATATGACAGATGTCTCTCCTATCTCCTGAAAAATGTTTCTTAATCAAGATACATTTGCAGGTAGATTGTCAATTGTTTCTTATTGATGAGCAAGAAATACTGAGTATCTCTTCTCTTCAATGAAAACAATTATACAATCTAATTTGAATGATAATAGACCAGATAAAGATAACAATTCTTATCTAAGTCTTTTAACTTCATTAGTTAGTAGAGGTGTCTTTCCTATTGAATGGATATTAGCAAAGGTATCAGAAGTCCATCAAATCATCATACCTTTTGGTAAAAGTAAAGTGATTGGATTCCCTATTGATTGAGCAAAGAAAATGCTTGTACATCATTGACGAGGTCTTGATGTAAAAGGTTTAATACCTTTCATTTCTTTTGCTTATAGTAGGGATGAACGATACCATTTAGCAGCTGTTCGGAAAGAAATAAAGAAAACATTGGAAAAACATAGTAATGATTATATGAAACTCAAATATAATGAGTTCATAGGTCATACTGGGTCTACCCTATGTAGACGATATTTCTATCCTATCTTCTTTAAGGATATACTGACAATAAACTCTCTTAGATTTGTTAATCTTAACCATTTTGAGTTAGAACAACTCTTAGTGATTTTGAAACAAGTCCAAGGAGCTACGTCAGTATTCCGTATACTAGAGCAGTCAAAAAAGAATAAACAGCAAATAACAAATGATCTGAAACTTCTAAAATTTTTAGAAGAATCAAATAAGGCATCTAATCGGAGTGATCCGAATATTTGTCCTATTATGTTTTTTACACATGGTCAGATGATGTTTACTGGTTTCCAACAGAGGCATTAGGTTGCAAGACGACTAAAAGTCTTCCTGTTGCATAAACCTTATTATATAACTTGAGAGGGAAATATAGAAAGTCAACATCTAGAAGATGCGCTGACTGGGGCTGCGCTGAAACGCGTGCAGAGTCCCCCTTTGAGAGAGGAACACACCAGTTCAGTTCTATATTTTCCTGCTATCCGCTTGATCAATAGAGTCTAATGTATGCACAACCTCCCTTAAAAAAGGAGCAGTGACCATACTAGATTTCTAGTAACCTTGCCGATAACTCTTATTAAAAATAAGTTTTATCAACTTAACCCGTCC